GGCTGCGTCAGGGGATACTACTTCTGCTAAATACCAAGAGGCAAAACTTAGGGTTCAGGAACTTGACGCACAGATTAAAAGCTTAAACGCAAGCACACGGGGCACTGTTCAAGCCAAGCAAAATGAAGTAGGTGCTTATGCTCAATTGGTGCAGGCTTATAATTTTGCCCGTAAAGAGATGCTGGATATGGCAGCGGCTGGTGATCTTACGTCAAAGAAATTCCTTGATGCCAAAGCTAACGCCACGAAGTTAGGCACAGACCTGTTTAAGCTTAATGCCTCAACGATGCAGGTGGGCTCAGGGATGAATAACGCCTATAATTCCACGTTCCAGATGACACAGGTTATGCGGGAGCTTCCAAACTTTGCAATGGGGGCACGCATAGGCTTTATGTCGTTATCGAATAACTTACCGATGCTTTACGATGGTTTCGCTCAGTTGGCAAAGCAGATAGATGTTGTTACGGGAAAACAAAAGGGTTGGGGCTACGCATGGAAAACTATGGGTAAGTCTTTACTTTCTATGAATACGGTTCTTATCCTTGCCACCACGTTACTTGTTCTTTTTGGCGATGATCTTGTTAAGCTTATAGGTAAATTAAGTGCTGCCGAACAGGCGAATAATGAGTTTATCGCTTCCCTGAAAAAGGGCAACGAGGAATATATGACGGCTGTTGAGAGTATCGCTAAAGTAGAATCGGCTTTTGATGGTTATGAAAAAGGAATACTCACCGCTTCTCAGGCTTTAGAGATTTACAACAAAGAATTGGGTGATACTTTCGGCTCACAGGAGGATTTGGGCGCTGCTATTGAGGATGTAACAAATAAGAAAGATGATTATCTTGATGCTATGCTTTCTATGGCCTTAGCGAATAAATATCTTGAGATTGCCTCAAAGAACGCTTCTAAGGCTGCCGGACTTCGGGCGCAAGATGAGATTAAGTGGTATCAAAAGATTAGTAATTCAGTTATATTGTTCGGTAAATTAATGGCAAGCCTAGGAAAGGGAAATTTGGCAGAGGCTATGAAATATTCTTTAGAAATTACATCTATCGAGGATTCAATAATATCAAATAGAGAGGCAAGAGCCAAGAAAGCCGAAATAGAAGCCCGTGAGCAGTTGGAGGAATACGAAAAGACGATGAACGAGTATTATAGAATACTCAAAGAAAATGGGCTTAAGATTGGGGATGAGTACAAGAACAGGGAACGCATAGCCCGTGAGATCATCACACGTGAACAGGCTTATTCGGAGATACGGGGGAGAATAGTTGAAGAACTTACCGAGTTGGAGTTGAAAAAGAGCAGGGAAATGGCCGATGGTCAGGTGAACTCTTATCTTACAAGGATGCGGGCAGCCGAAGAGTTTTATACTAATTCTATTGCTTTAGCTAAAGCAGATTATGAGGTTGCGAAGAGAAATGCCGATGAGAAACTTCGTGTTGATAGGAAACGGATAGATAAGACCTTAGAAGGAAACAAAAAACTCTACGAACAGGGTAAGCTCTCTTTAGAGGAATACGAAAAAGCGCAAAGAAACCATTCCGAGAATATTGAGATACTCGAAAACAATCACAAAGGGGCTTTAGTAAAGGCACAAGATGAGTATAATAAAACCATCAAAGAATTAGAGATTGAGCGCATATCTGACATACGGAGCATCACCTTAGACGGCTATAAAGATACAATTCGGGATATGGATATCCAATTAGAGGAACAGCAAGCCTTAATGGATGAGAAATACAAAGAACTCGAAAAGAAATACTCCGACACGAATATGCTGGATATCTTCTTTGGTGAGGATAACGCAATAAAAATACTTAGGTTACAACAGGAATATGAACGTGAATCACTGAATCTGCAAAAGGCTTTCGTTGAACACAAGCTGAGTATGTACAAAGAGGGCACACAGGAATATATCGACACACAGGCTGAGTTGAACAGTATTATAATTGAGGAAGAACGCTTATCTGCCGAACAGCGTATCGAGTTGGAAAACGAAGTACAGAACAGAAAGAAAGACTTACAAAAGGGGATAGCGGAAAACACGAAGGATGCCCTAAAGGAGGTTTGGGAATCATATTTCGAGTGGTACGACAAACAATTGGATAAGGAATTGGAGAAACAAGAGAGGGTGAAAGATAAGAGGCTGGAGGTTATACAAAGCCAGTACGATTCATCTTTAATGACGCAAGAGGAATACGAAGCACAAAAAGAAGCTATCGAACTCGAATCAGAAAAGAGGGAACAAGAGATTGAGAAACGAAGAGAGGAAGCCGAGCGTCGGAAGTTCCTTCTTGAGCAGGCAATGGCATTGGCTAAGGTTTGGATTAATGCTGCGTTGAAGATTTCCAGCCCCGCTAATGTTATGGGTGTTCTTACTCCCATGTATCTTGCTGAGGCTGTAACGGCAACAGCTCTTATCGCTGCTCAGTCGATTCCTTACTTCGAGGAGGGGGGCGAGATGAAAGAAACTGGGTTAGCCGTTGTTGGTGAGAAGCGCAAAGAGGTTGTTTTAACGCCACGTGGCGAGGTTTACATTACGCCCGATACTCCAACGCTCGTACACCTCGAGCGTGGCTCTACGGTCTTCCCTGATGCCTCAAACCTGAACAATGAAGCGATAGCCAAGATGGTGATGGTGAATGCTGGGTTGAACTTTTCCACCAAAACTCTGGAAAAGAAACTCGATAAGCTGATAGCAATAGAGGAGGGCAAGACCTTTCAACTACCTAAGGAACGATTAATGGACAAACTTATATTTGCACGCAAACTATGAAATATTTACTTTCTTTTCTTCCTTACTCAATCTTCGGCTTAGCCGTAGGTGTTGTACTTGCTCTTATTCTTTCGATACCTATATGGAAAGCTGTTGTTCTTATCCTTGTAGTGATCGCATCTATGATATTTCTTAATTTTATTGTCTTACGTTACACATTAGCGGCTTATGATGCCAAAAGAAAACAAGTTCACGCTGAGGTATAAAACCCTTTCTTGGGTTGATACTTTAGGGGTTACTCATCAGGGTTATAAAACACTTGATGTTGAGCCGTATAATTGGCCCGACTTCGAGATGGCTATTACCCGTCAGGACTTAGTGGCTGATCGTGAGATAACCTCTGAACTTGAATTTGCTCATCTTGATATTATCGCTGACGCTCGAAGCGATGGCAAAGACCTTGAGCTGATATTCTCTAAGCGAAATAACGATTGGACATATACCGAGATTGCCACGTTTACAGCTGATATGACCACTTATCGAGAGGAGAGGGAGAGAATACGACTTTCATTCATCGAGAACAGCATAAGAAAGAAATTAAACGATAATTCGTCCGTAAAATACGATATTGATGTACCTATTCAGGCAACACGCTCACCAAACCCCGATGCTTATACACTTCTTTACACAGGCTTAGCGAGAGACATAGAGAACGTACTCGCTCCGGCTTTGGTCGCGTTTGATTCACCGAATACTGTTATCCCGGGGGTTCATGTTAAACGCACAGCAACCGATCGTTTATTATTTACTGACAAGATGGGCGCAATCTCCCTTTATTCCGGTAATTATACAATAAAGTATAAACTTGGAAAGATAGTGATATTAGACCACCTATTAAGGGATGCATCTACTTATAAGATGCGGCTGAATAAATATATCGGTGGGACACTCGATAGGACAATAAAGGAATGGGGATATACCAACAAGGCCGATTATTTAGGTGATTACCTCTATACTTTTGAGGACAGCGCAGAATATAGTCAAATTATTAACCTGAATGTTGGTGAAACCTTAGTCCTTGAGATGACGAGCGAGCACTTAAGTGAGGTGCATTCCTACGAGGAAACACGGCTTTCATTTTCATATAAGATAAAATCCCCTTATTCTGATTATATGGTTTACGGGATGACACAGAAACAAGCTCTTACGGCTTTATTGGCAAAGATTACGCCCTGCACGCTTGTTTATAATATTCCCGATACTCTGTTTTTAGCCTCTGAATCCTGTCTGGCTCAGTCTTTAGAGGCAAAGCTCTCCCTGACGTTAGACGACATAAAGAAGTCTTTGCGGTGTTCAGGAGCTGCGATGTCTGTTTCGGGCACTACGGTAACAGTAGATTACGTGGATAATCTTTTTTCCGGCACTTTAGGCGGCACGCTTGTCCCGATTAATAACCCCGTTTTTGAGTACTCGAATGAGCACGTTTATGGTTCTGTACGTGTGGGGTATAAAGTCAATAACGATGCTGTAAAGTCTATATTTTGCGAGAATGTTTTTAAGCTCTCCGATGACGAGAAAGAACTCGACTTAGTAAGTCCATTCAAGGCTTCCCCGTATGATATTGAGGAAACGCTGGATAAACTCCGTACCTCGTCAAACGAAAAGAAGAACTATTCAACAGATATATTCATCTTTGACATTAACGCTTTCAATACCTATAATGAAGCGACACTAAACAAAGACTACTATTTAAAAAACAGTATCGGTGGGGAATATAATCTACGTCTAAGCCCAATGAATATTCTGCTCTCCAATGAGCGGTACTTACTTGTTTCCGGCAATCCTGTTTTCGCCTCTTCGGATGGTGTGGACGGAGCAACAATAAAAGGCTTCGTTCGTTACTCGTCTTATACGAATCTTACAGATGCTATAACGAACCTGACGGATAGAGCGTTAAATATTACCGTTCGCTTCTTGGATGTTTCGATTGGTCAGATAAGATACTATAATTACACAGGTGCAACGATTCTTGACGCCGACTGGTTAGATACGGACAACTGGACAGAGGTTACGTACTTAGAAGAAAGAGAGGTAACGTTCACCAAAGACCCATTATTTTACCCGTATTCTATTGTTTTCGACACCTCACAACGATTAACGAATTTAGACACAACGAAATTCTACGCTGTTGTAGATAATTTCAGTGATAAGACATATAATTTTTTCATTAATGATATATCTTTGCAATTAACGAAGGTAGAATCACAAAGCTGGAACGGAATATGCTATACACTTCCCGAATAACAATACCTAAACTCTGCCCGTTGGTTTTTCAAGATCCCACGATGGCAACAGAGGGCACGTTCTACCCGATGTGCTACACTCAGAAATGGGTGCCAAATGATAGCACAAAGGTTCAGGTATGGTTTGCCGATGCCACACCCTCGGAGGTCTTCGCCCTTGAGGTCTTTGATGAGTATGGCACTTGTCGGGGTATATTCCCGTTCTATTGGGCTACGCTCTCAGCAGGGTACGACTATGCTACGGCTCAGTTAAGGTTCTCTGGGCTTAGCGGGATATACGAGGTACGAATAACAAGCGAAGAATCCCTTTATCCTTTGCTCTCGGAATCTACGCCAGTTGTGGGAGAATATTACGTTCACGGGCATAACATCTGGAAATATACCGGAGGGCCGTATAACACAACTGACCCCTGGATTCCCACAGGTGGCGTCGAGATAGCAACCGAAAGCCTATTAGATACCTTAGCCGATTCGTGGCCAATAGAAGTTGGGAACCACACGGACACTTTCCTTATAGCTTACGGGAATACCCGCAATGACTTTGAAACCGTGTTCGGGGACTTCGATTACGATACATTTACGTTCCGTATTGAGGGGGGCTTTATGCCTGACGGCTACGAGGCTGGGGCGGACTTTTCACTATTCACGAACCAGCATCAGGAAGATACTCTAACCTATGCGATGCCCTTTGATACCCACGTATTGACGATTGGCGATTCCCTGGGTGTGCCGTGGTATTTTTTGGAAAAGATAAACCATATATTTTGTTGCGATATTACCCTTGTCGAATGGGTTCAATACACACGAACGGGGGATTTAGAGATTGAATGGACAAGCAAAAAAACAGGTATAGGGTCTATCTCTTTAAAGACTGTTACGAACAGGATGACTCAGAATATAAGTGGGGATATTATTATTACCGACGAGAGTTCTGTTCCTTTGGCTAATGAAGACGATAATATATTAACACTATGATAAAAGAAAACGAATTACCTACACAAACTTCTCTTCCGTCGAGTTGGTTTCTTCGTATGGTCAGCGACACAGGGGCATCAAAACGCATAGCCTCGTCGCTGGTTAAGTGGAGCATTGAAGATGTTATAGACCTTGAAACTTCGCTCTCTGGGAAACAGGACTTATCTACTTTAAAAAGTATGGTGGCATACCTTGACGAAACAGGTCAGAGCGTTGGTTCGGGTTTCGATATGGGTACTATCGCTAACCAAACAGACTTAGATGCCGTATTTTGTGGTCTATATACCGCCCCTGTGCCTTTTGCGATAAATAATATCGGAGATGTTTATGGTGTGTTAGCGATAAATCGTAACGTTCTTGGTGACGGGGCTACACAGGACAATACAGCCGCTTCTCAGTTGCTTTTTACGTCTAATGGGCTATACCTACGTTCATACTCTACTTCGTGGGGATTGTATCGTTATGT